TTGGGCGCCGGCGACGGCCGCGCGCGCCGTCTGTGTCCAAGCGCCGCTGGTGGCCAGCTTTTGGTCGCCGAAATCGTTGGTGACAAAGAATGCGATCGCATCGTTGGCCCAGTCGCTGGGGAACGCAACCATCTGCTGCTGCGGGATCTCTTCAAAGGTCACATTCTGCACATCCCATTTATTGTTTGCGGTCAGAGTGGGGACGACCTCTGTCGTGAAGCGGCCCACGTACTGGCGCGCGCCCCCATCCCAGTCGATGATGGTGAAGAAGCCGTCCTCGTATTGCTCGTAGTAGCGCTTGAGCCTCTGTACACAGGCCCAGGTGCGCCCCAGCCAACTGAACTGGAAGACGTGTCCGGTGTTTTGCGTCTCGCGTGTCCAGGGCGTCCCGCCCACCGCTTTTTTGTGCAGTTGCGTGGTGGCGCGCTTGCGCGTGAAACCGTAGCTGGGATTCATCGAATCGCCCAGTGTGGTGTCCCAACCCTCAGTCGGATTCAGAATGTCGGTGGCCGGCATCAGTTCATCCCTCCGCCCGAGTTCTCCGCGTAGCTATCGTTCACGGCCGCGCGGATGTGGTGTTTGTACTTATCGAGAAACTGCGCCACGCCCTTTGAGTCGATGGCGTGGACATTCATGTTCATGGTGCGGTCACCGCCGCTGGAGACGCGCCGCGCATCGTTCGACTGCATCGCCTTCTGGTAGCTGGCATGGACCGCGCTCAAGGAAGCGCCCGACTCGACGGCGCGCGTGATGCGCTCGTTTTGATCGGAAGGCATGATGCGTTCGCCCGCGTGATTCAGGTTCCAGCCCGTGGCCGGAACCGAGTCTGAACCGATGTCGTAGCTGGCCGCGCTCGCCGTGTACATGCTGCGCCCGGACTTTTGCTCCGCATCCAGCTTGCCCATGAACTGTTTCAGTTCGGGCTTGATCGTGTTCTGGTAGTAGCGGCTGTCGGCCGCGCCCATCTTGCTCGTGGTTTTGGCCGCCTCCATTTGCAGGCTCTGCGCGTCCGCATAGGCGTCGAGATAGTTCATGCCGCCGGAATGGTAGGCGGAAAGATCGCTGGCGATGCGCGGATGCACGGTCTTCAGGTCGTAGTCGCGCGCCGCATGGCTGCTGCCGATGGCTCCAACGACCGCGCCGCCGACCGCGCCAACCAGCGCGCCCATGGGTCCTGCGATCTCCATCCCCATCTCAGCGCCGCTCATTGCGCCCTTCAGTCCGCCGCCTACGCCGCCGCCGCTTTCGTGCGCGCCCCACACACCCATGCCGCCTTGCACCGCGCCAGTTACGTTTGCCTGAGAGAATCCGTCGCTCGTCATCGAGCCGTTGCCGCTGGAGGTTTTGGTGGAATCTCCTCCGCTCTTGCCGTTTCCACTTTGCCCTGAGAAATCCTTCCCGAGCTGCTTGGTTAGGGCAACTCCCTGCGATGCGTCGCCGAGTGCGCCCTTCACCTGGGCGCTTTTCGATGGCCCAGGTCCTACGCCAGGCTCGGCGAGACCCGCAGCGATACTCCCAGCAACGCCGGCGCCCGCGCCGCCAACGGTGGAACCGCCGACACTCCAGGCCGAGGAGCCGGCAGACGTGGATGGAGCGCCCGCGCCAAAGCCTCCGGTTGCGCCTGTAACGCGCGGAGCGAGCAGCGTCGTGCCCCCACCAGGTCCAACGCCACCGCCTCCAGGTCCAACGCCGCCGCCGCCGCCAGGGGCGCCGCCGCCAGGCCCACCGCCGCCGGTAATCATTGCGCTGCCAATATGGATCGTGGCGGAAGTGATGCTGAAGGCTTTCTCCGCCGCGCCGTGCGCGCCGTGGCCTGCTGACATTTCCGCCTTCGCGTCCGCGCCTGCGCCTTTGCCTTTTTTGCCGAAGCCGCCGAAGCCCATGCCGCCGAGAACGTCGCCGAAGACGCCGCCCGCGCCACCCTTGGAGTCCGCGCCCGCTCCGCCCTTGCCGCCCTGGAAACGCTGAAAGAGCGATGCGGCCGCTTCGCCCGCTGCCTTGTCGCCCAGCTTGGCAAAGTATTTTCCCGGATGCTCCATGCCTTCGAAGAATCCGGTGAACTCGCCGGCCATCTTCTTGCGGGCCTCGCTTGCGGCCTCGATCATCTGGCCGTTGGCTTCCATCTGCGCCGCGGCCACGCGCCGGTTGTAATCGTCCTGCGTAATCTCCTGCGCGGTCAGCTCTTCTTGATACTTTTGCTTGCGCTCGTCGAGTTCAGCCTTGATGGATGCGGTTTTCTGCTTTTCCGCGCTCAGCGATTTAACCCGCGCCTGTTCCTCGATCTTCAATGTCTCCTGAGACGCGCTGCGCTGCTTGGCTGCCAATTCGTCGGCGGTTCTCTGTTTCTCTTGTTCTTCGCGCTGCGCCTGTTCGTGAGCCGTCGCAGCGGTTTCCGCCGTAACGGCGGCGCGCTGCCGATCCGCAAGGTCTGAATGACCGCTGGCATTCATATCGCCAAAATCGGAGTCTCGGATATTCGCAAGGCGGTTCGCGCCTTCCGCTTGTGTCCGGGGGATGCCAGTAAGCCCAGCCATCGCAGCCTGGCGCTCCATCTCCTCAGTCTTGAGGCCCTCATCTGCCAGCCGCCTCATCTCCTCGTTGTGAAACTTCAGACGTACATCCGCGACCGCGCCGGCTGAGGTAATGCCCTTTTGCTTCAGATCTGCAATCTCCGCCGCTTCTTGAGCGTGATAGAGCGCGGATCCGCGCAGCCCGGATTCCAGTGCCTGCTCGTGGAGGCGCGCCAGCTCGGCTACTTGCGACTTGGCGTCGCTGGTGTGGCCTTTCCGGCTGTCGGCAAGCTCAGTGTCGGCCTTGAGCGTCGCAATGGTGACGGCGCGGTTCTCTTCGTCCGCACCGGCATTGGCGGCAACAGGGTTGCGCAGCGCTCTGTCCTGTTCGGTTCCATAGAATCTTTCTTCGTGCGCTTTTTTCCGCGCCTCTTCTACCTGGAAATCGCGTTTAGCTTTTGGCCGAGCGGATTCCGGCATCTTTGAAATATCCGCCTCGCGTTGCGCCGACCAGAGCTCAATGTCGCTCGACCTTTGCTTATGTGCCTGATCGGCGTCTTTTAGATTCAGCGCATCACGTTTTCTCTCTTCATCCGTAATCGGTTTATCGTAGCCAGTGCGATGATGTTCCCTCTGCCATTTGTCTCCGAGCCCTGGAATTACAACATCCGCGAGAGAGCGCCAGCCAACCGTGAATTTTTGAACACCTTCCTGCTCTTGACGCATTCTCCTGAGCGCTTCGGTGACTTCATCGATGCGCAGCCGCGTGGTCTCGATTGAGTGAGTGTTCCCAAACTCTTGCTGCCTGGTCTTTTCCACTTCAGCCTGATAATCGCGCGTGGCCTGCGAAAGGCCTGTCATCTCATCCCATAGTTTATTGGCCCCCTTTATCAACGCCGTGAAGACCATTCCCCCGATCTGGATTGCGCCCAGGGCGATCATCGCTCCGCCCACCGCGTTGAGCGCGGAGGTCACCTGCGGGCATTTCGAGATCACGCTCTGCATGGCGCGTGGAATGCGGATGCCGAACTCTTCGCTGACCAGGCGTACTTTCTCCCGCGAACTCAGCGCGGCCACGCCGATCTGGTCGAGGCCCTGCTTGCCTTTTTGTCCCGCCCCCACCGCGTGGATGCCCACCGCGCCCAGCTCCGTGCTGAGCTGGCGCACACTGCCCGTCGTGCCCTTGACCGCGGTATCGAATGAGCGGACGCCGGAGACAGCGCCCTTCTCATCCACCATCAGTTCGATTTGTACGGAGGTCGCCATTATTTAATTTCCTCCATGCACTCACGGCATCGGAGCGTGTGCGGTTCGTTGGGCATTCCGCAGTGCGGGCAGGTCGGATGCTCATTCTGGAACCGGATGCGTTCGCGTTTCAGCACCATCAGAGCCTCCACTTCCACGCCGCTCAGCGGCACATCCACCAGTTCCAGCACGCGTTCCAGCCAGATCAGATAATCGATCCACCGGAAAGCTCCATCCGGCACTGTGCGCGCCGGCATAAGGCTTTCAAGCGCCGCGCCCTGTTTGTCCGGTGGCGTGTTGGCCAGGATGCGTGCCACTTCCGGCGCCACAAAGCCTTCGATAAAGAACTCGGCCGCCGCGCGTTTGAGCAACGCCAGATCGCGCATGGCTGGCCGTCCTCCGGGGTCCCAGCGACAAGTCTTCGTCGCTGGGGTGGTTACTCGATGGTGATTTCGTCATCCTGGCTGAAGAGCGCCAGCGCCGCCGCCGCTTTGTGCGCGCCATCCATCTCGCGCTGAATTTCCTCCATGCCGGAGATCGGAACGCCGCCTACGCTGTAGCCGTCCACGCTGTCGATCAGATCGTCGTAAATCTTCATGGCGATGGCCTGGCGCGCCGGATAGGTGGTTACGCCGGCCTCTGAGGTTCCAGTCACACGCACCCGCGCGCTCTCGAAGTTGAAGCGCTTCAGCTCCGCGATCCCCGGCTGGCGGAAGCGGTGAATCAGCCCTGAATAGAGCGTTGTCTTGCCTGCCGAGTCCGAGCCCCAGTTGGCGTCCAGGCTCACCTCGACCAGGTCACAGAGAATCGGCTGCGCGGCCTTGTCCTCCTGTTTCGATTGGCCCACCGAGCGCAGCGCCACGCCGGCCGCCACGCGATGCTGAATGGGCAGGCTGCGCTTCCAGTCCTTCAGCTCGGAGAGGTCGCCGTAGCCTTCCACGGAAGCCACGGTGCGCTCCACCAGCTCGAGCAGCGCGGACTCGCTCTCGAAGATCTCCTCGCGCGCGGCTTTGCTTTGCAGGGTCTGGTGAACAATGCCCGTGAAGAACCGCTGCCAATCCTCCAGCGAGATGCGCCGGAAGTGGTAGACAAACGCCGCTTTTTTGGTTTTGAAGGCCACGTCGCGCGGCGCATCGAGCGCCAGCAGTGCGCCGGCAGTGGAATCAGTCTTCGGCTCTTTGCCGGAGATTGCGGTGATTTTGCTCATAATTTCCTCCAGAGATAGCAGGGGTGTTGCGATAAAAAAGAGGGGACGGTCCCCAACCGTCCCCAGGAGGAACTTGAGAGCTAGACAGCCGTCAGGTAAGCAGGCGCCGCGTTCACCACGGTTGCCGTGCAGACCTGGCCGCCCGCCGGCTTCAGGATCGACTGCTCATCCAGATCGACGGTGTAGATCACGTACTTGTCCGTCTCGCCCAGATCGGCGTTGGGGATGATGATGTTGGGATAGTCGATGTTCAGCGATGCGTCGCCGCTGGCGATGGCGATCCGCATTTCGAGCAGCGTCTGATCCATCATCCAGTCGCGCACATCGCTGGTGGTATCGATCGCGATGACGATCTTGAGCGCCACCTTGGGATTTCCATAGCGCGGGAAAACCGGATAGACGCCGCCGCCGCAAGAGCGGAAGAGATCGTTGACGTGATCGAAGGTCGCCTCCCAGCTCAAAATGCGCGGCGACATCGACACCGGAGCACCAGCCGGCCCGATCGATACGGTGCTGTCGGAGCCATAGAGATACTGCGCGATGGGCAGCGCGGGAAGCGTCGCCATGGCGCCGTCGGCGTAGCGCCCGGTGCCAATGAAGCTCGCCTTGGCGATCACTGATCCCTTATCGCTTCCGCTGAGCACGACCTTGGTGCAGGAGATGTCCTGGAACTTGCGCTTCAGGCCTGGAGCATCCTCGATGTAGACATTCGTCACCTGCGCCGGTTCACCTGTATCTTTCCAGGTGAGGACGTGGGTGTAGGGCACCGGCGTATCCGTGAGAGCGGCGCCCACTATGGTTGGAGAGCCCGAATCACCGCCGGTGGCAGTGAAGGTCATCTGCGTTCCCGGCCCATTGAGCGCGGCCGTGATGCCGTAAGCCGCGAGCGTCACGTTGATGGTGTGCTCCAGGTTGGCGAGCGTGTCCGTTGTGCCAGGCGTCCCGAGAGCGATGGAATACGCAGTGCTCCCGTCTCCCTGGACCCCGGAGAGTGTTCCGCCAAGAATATCCGTGGCGGAGGCAACAGCCAGCGTGCCCGCAAGAGAAGCGAGCACCGGCGTCGTCTCAGTGACCATCGTCTCCGTGCCCATCACCATAGCCAGCAGCCACCCGGCCAGGTAGCTGTCAAGCCGCGTGGTGATCTCGCCCGAGGAGCTGGCCGTAATCAGCCGCGACTCGGTGGCGAAGGATGTGCCTTTGCCGGCGTACTGAATATCGGATTCCTTCTCTTGCTTGATCTGGAAGAAGCCGCTGGTCTCCGGGCGTCCGCGATACGTGAGGTTTGCATCGGCCAGAACCTCGGCCAGCGTCGCCTGGATGCTTCCGCCCACCACCATGTTGCGCAGAATCGAGCGTTGTGTTGTAAAAGATGTTGGCATTGGAACTCCTTTTGCTCAGTTGAGCGGATACTCTCGAACCGGGTGAATGATGCGCGCGGTGTGGCAAAGCACACTGCCAAAGAAAACCAGCTTGTTACCCTCGACCCGCGGCGGTCCAGACCAATCGAACTGACCGCTGAAGTGGCGAACAGAGTAGGGCAGAAACGCCGCGCAGATTGCCTCGATGGCCGCTTCCCACACTGGTGAACTCACGCCATCCTGAAACGCCATGAAGCCGGTCATCGCGATGGTGTGCGTGCGGCTCATGGCTTGCATCGCCTCATCGTTGGCCGCCGTTGCGTCTCTGCTTACCATCCAGGTGCGCACGATCGGCGCGGCCGGATTCGTCGTAGCATCCACAAAGAGCGCCTTGAACTGCGCATCGTCGTTTGAAAAGCGGATCTGGTTGTAGACGTTCGGACCCACGCCAGAGATGGTCTGGAGCAGCCCGAAAACGGCGGCGACTGCGGTCTGCGCGCTCATACCGCGGCTCCCGTGAATCCGTGCGCGGCGAAGGCCAGCGCCAGTTCGCGCTCCAGTATCGCCGGCGCCAGAGGCTCCAGAGCTTCCAGCGCGCGCGAGAACATCTGATGACCCTGGGTGCCTTTTCTGGCCATCGACTTTGCCACCGCGAAGGCCATGCTCAGGGCCTGCTTCTCATCCTCGATACCGAACTTCTTCTGAATCCATGGCAGCAGCGCCGACGCCGGCGGCATGTGCGGCCGCGCGCCCGTCTCCACCGGAGCGGCGTAAACATCCGCGCCCACGTTGGGACTCACGCCGATGATCTCTCGGCACAGAGTGGCTTCGCGCACAAAGAGCGATAGGATGCTGGCGGCCAGGTTGCCGAAAGCTACGGCGGGAGGAAGCGCGCCGTAAGGTGTCGTGATGTTCTCGTGCACCATCTCCGCGCCCTTTATGCCCAAGGCTTCGAGCCCGGCCTGTGTGCCTTCCTGGGCAGCGGCCAGCATCGCCGGCTCCAAGCCTTCCGTTCCTCGGATTTGCGCGCTCCAGGCCATTACTGCCCTACCTCGAATACTTATCGTGGACAAGGCGGTCCACGCCGGAGTTCTGTTCCAGATACTGATTGCCGATGGCGAAAGCCGGGCCGGTGTCCGCCTCAGTCTTACCCTCTTCGATGCCCATGTGGTTGTAGTAGCGCTTGCGCAGCGCCTTGGCGCAGGCCAGCATCTCCGCACTCTTGCTGCGGTACTGCACCACGTCGGCCTGGAGGGTGGAGTCGCCGGTTCCCACGTAGAAGGTAGCCAGCTTCTCCGCGCCCAGGCTGGCCGCAAAGTCCGTCACCGCATAAAAGTCCTTGTCCGGCACGGTCGATCCGTCGCGCAGATGACGCGCCGTCCAGGTGCAGCGCACCACCTCTGTCAACCCCGGCGTGTCGAAGTTGACGAGGATCTGCGCCGCTGTGCCCGGCGCGCGATAGATGCGGAAGTCGGAGTCGAGGATGAGCTGCGGCGGCTGCTGCAGAATCGGATACTCCATGTGCTGGATTACCGAGAAGTTTGGCTCGAAGACCGGCAGATCGGAGCCCACGCCCGGAGCTACCGGCAGCGGAAGGTAATTAGTTCCGTTGCCCTCGATGTCGCTGACAACGCGCAGTGGAGCATCGGCCGAGTAGCGTTCCAGAATGGCGCGGGAGACCAGCGCGGCCCAGGTGTCCGAGCTGATGCGCTGCCCGTCATCCGAAAGCACGTTCGGGATCTCCGCAACAAAATCCGAGATAGCGTAAGGAAAGGGCAAAGTGCGGCTCCCAGCTTCTAGCCGCTCGCTCCTGGAAGCGAGCGGCTGAAAGTTGCTGTTAGATGTCCACCTCGACGATGTCCAGCACCACAAAGCCGGCCTTCGGCGCCGTGGTTGCCGGAACGCTGGCCAGGTCCACCGTCACCACGTCGCCCTTGTTGAGCCGCGCGCCGCCGGGATACTGATTTGATCCGAGGGTGATGGGAGTGCTGATCGACTTGCCCGTCGCCGCGCCGGCAATTGACAGGCTGCCAGCCGCATTGACGGCCGCTCCGTTGACGTTGATGTTGACAGCCGTTGCTCCGGCGCCTGTGCCGGTATCGCTGAGGCAGAGCTGCGCGCCCGCGATGCGCTGCGGGCGCGGCGAGGTGTAGGTCACCTGGCCAACACTCGCCGCCAGCGGCGCGGGCAACGGAAGAGTGATAATGCTTCGACGAAAACTGTCCTGCATGGAATCCTCGCTTTTTCAGTCCCGCTCCAGCGGCTGGTTAGACCGCTGGAGCGCTGACTCGCTGACTTGCTGACTCGCCGGTTCTACGGCTTTCAGGCGACGACGTTCTTGCCCACGCCGCGGAAGTCGATGATCGCGCCGTTGAAGACCATCTTCACCTTGTACTGGAGTTCGTCCATCGTGAACTGAGTGCCGATCGTCGGCTGGTTGGCCAGGAAGATCTGCGGGTTCTCGATTCCGTCCAGGAAGCCGATCTCCAGGAACGGAGCGTTTTCCTGCTTCGTCCCGTAGTACCAGTCGTTGGTGTCGGTCAGCTTCTCGTTGACGTAGATGCGCTCGTTGTTGACGCCGAAGCGCTGGAAGAAGGCGTTGGACCCGGCCGTGTTGGTCTGGTTGATCTGGCGCGCGGTGGCGGCCAGAGCCGGTGGCACCATGATCCAGTCCAGCGGCAATCCCAGCGGCTCGCCCGAATCTTTCTCGGTCTGGGTGAGTAGCGCGATCTCGGCAGCGATCAAAGCATCCTGCGAAAGAGCCAGGGCGCCCGTGTTGGCGTGCGCCGAGTTGAACCAGGTCACGGCATCCGCGCTGTAGTTCGGGTTGCTGGCGAAGAACGACGTGATGTAGTTCTTCAGCGTCCAGCGGCCGGCCCGCGCCAGGCGTCCGGGGAAGCGGGCAATGGCGCCCAGATCGTCGTTGCGGATGGTCTCTTCCGAGATGGAGAGCATCCCGCCGCGCTTCTGCAGCGTGTAGAAGATGTGCTCGTCGGTGGGCCGCGTCACTTCGAGATAGCTCGGAGTTCCGTTGCCCGTGTTGCCCGCGTCGCCCAGGCCGCCTTCACCCACGATCGGGAGTTCGCTGAAGTAGCCTTCGCGCACCCGGTCCTGTTGCTTGAAGTCGCTGATGGACTGTTTGGTGTAGAGGTTCGACAGGCCATCGAGCGCCAGCTCCGCCCAGTCTTGCAGCAGCCGCTTGGTCATCGAGTTCAGCAGAATGTTGGGGAAGTCCGCGGTCAGCACGGCTTCAGACGCCAGCATCCGCTGTCCGCTGAATCCGCCTCCGTCGCGCAGCCGTGCGAGGTCGAAATCGCCGGTGATGGTGGTATAGGCTTCGCGCAGGCTGCGGAAAGCGGGAACGCCTTTGCCGGCGGCATCCTTGACGCCGATGGCCGCTTCCATGGCCAATTCCATCTTGTCGCCGCTGTCGAGGGTGACAGTCGCGCTCGGGTGAATGCGGCCCACGCTGTTGAATGCGGCGAAGGCAGTGCGTACCTGCGCGATCTCCGCATCGATCTTGGTCTGCGGCAGATCGGCCTCGGAGGTGAGCGCCGACTCCAGATGTCCGCGCGCCAGATCCTGCGCCGGCTTGGGCAGTTTGGAGGCGGTGAGGGAGGTTTCGATGCGGTTGCGGCTCTGGATGCGATGCGCCTCGGAGAGCTGCGCCTGGGCGGCTTCGGCCGTCACCAGCACGGGTCCGGGAGCGGCGGGCGCTTCAGTCAGGGCGGTAGTCACTTCCTTCAGGAGGGCCGGATAATCGGCCTCCGCAACAGTGGCGAACTTCATGGTCAGCTCAGCAGCGCGATTGGCGTTCTTCGGCCGCAGCGCTTCGAGCAATTGGAGAAGGGTAGCCTTCATGGTCTTTGCTCCTTCGGTAGCGCTGGCAGCGCCGCCGCGGTTGGGGCGATTAGGAGAAATCGCGGTGGTTGCTGCGTTGACGGCGCGAAGTTGCGCCGCTGAAACATCGTTGGCCGCGAAAGCCGCGGCGGTTAGAAACTCGCCGCCGGCGCCGGCCCTGGCGCAAAGGTCAACGGAATAGAGCGTGCCGAGGTCCTCTGCCACCAGGCATTGCTTGCCCTCGATCACGCCGGGCTTATAGCCGACGCTGGCCAGCATCGAAATGCCGAAGAGGTTGAGCTTGCCAGCCACGCGCGCTTCGCCAAGACGAGAGCGCAGATCTGACTCGGCCGAGAAGAGATTCACATAGCCGGTAGCGCGGGAGCTTTCGAGCTTGGCCCCATCCACCCAGCCGGCAATGCGCTCCGGCTGCGTTGCGCCTGTGGGATCGGCGCCGCGTTGATCCGGATGCTTGCGGCCGAAGGGCTTCCCGTTGACCGCTTCCGCGACCACGCCGACGAACGCGGGAGGGTAGTAGTGAGGTACGCTCTGGCCGCTGAGAGATCCCGTTCCCCAGCCCGCCTTGAGCACCGTGATCTTGAATTTGCCCGTATCCGCGGCAGCCACATCGGCTTCCGCCACCGCTTCAAACTCGCAAGCCTCCGCCACCGGCACATACGCCGTGGTCACTTCCTGCGCGTCGCCAAAGGTGACCTCGTCGCCGTCGATGGTGTAGGAGATGCGATAGAGCTTCGCCTCAGGACCGCGCGCGATCAGATAATCGCTGAAGGTCTCGAAAAGGTAAAACCGCTGGCAGCCCTGCGCGTCCAGGCCAAAGCATTCAAGCAGTTCGCCGTTGATAAGCTGCTGCTGCTCGTCGAGTGATAGATCCGCTTCGCTGGCGAGGTACTTGGCCTTGAAGCCGCTGGCGTCAACGCCCATGCCCTTGGCTTTTGCCACCAGCTTGCGCGCGACTTTCTTCTTCGCCGAGGCCGGGAGTTCTGTCTGGTCGAAGCGGGCCAGCGCGTCGCGCAGGTGCGCTTCATCCGGGATCGGAAGACTCCAGGTGGAAATATCCTCGGGATCTCCGACGTAGGCGAAGTCGGAGGCGGGATATTCTTTTCCGCCCACAGACTTGGTCTTCGCGGCTTCCGCGGCTAGATGGAACTGAAGAGGTTGTTTCATTTCAAGCCTCATTGTTGCTTTCCCCGCCGCTTCTTCATGGAGCGGCGGAAAAAGCTGAAACATCTGGAATACCACTAGCTCTGTGCAGGGCTAAGCGGGTTACTTGGCCGCTTTCTTCTCGATGGCCGCTACCATCTCGTCCTTCTTCAGGTTGGAATCAAGTTCCAGGCCATGCACTTCCAGCGCATGGTCAACGAGCTGCGCCTTGTTCATCGCCTGCAAGTCAACGGGCGCCTTAATCGGAAAGCTATACTTCCGGCCGTCCGCTGTGACGCACAGCAGCGTCTTAACTCCATCGATGTCGCGAGTGGAGCGCAGCAGAACCTGCCATGGCTCCAGCGCTTCAATATCGGCCGCCGACCTGGGCTCGGGCACCTTCAGGATCGTGTTTGCGCTCCTGAGCGCAACAGTCCGCTGCGCACCTGGGTTATCGGGATGGTCGATCCTGGCCTGGGCGTGCGCCGCGATGTAGTTTGCGGTCCATTGCTTTTTGGCCGTATCCGACAGATGCGCTGGCGGAGCGGGCGTGATGACGGCCGAGGCCGTCTTCGAGTTGATTGCGGTGGCTGTAGAACCCATGGGGTCCTCCTATGCGGGGCTGGTTGAGACCGAGAGGCCATAGCTCGAAAGCAGTTGGCGCTCCTGGTCTGTGGGTTTTAGTTGGGGGAATTACGTCTTTTACTCCCCTGTTTGTTAAAGCCTCTCTGGGAAGCCGTAGTCCTCAGATTTCTTGTTGAACACTTCACGCAAAAGCTCTCCGGGCATATTTACCCCGACCCTCGCCATGAGCAGAAGCCCATAAAGGATGGTGTCAGCAACCTCTTTAGCCACCTGAATGCGGGCATCTTCGACGCTCGTGTAGTGGCGAGCGGATTCGTTGATGCTCATCATGTTAGTTTCAATGCGCTTGAGCTTCTTGGCTGCATTTGCGGCCTCTCCAGCCTCTCCGGCCATTGCCCCAGCCCACTCAAGCGGCGACCAATCCTGAATGCCGCGCTCGTGCCAGCGTTGGCACCGCGAAAGATTAGTGTCGAAAATATCCTGAATATCCAAAATCAACCTCTTTCTCTGTTACGGGAGTTAAAGGGATAGTTCCCTTAGTTGGTCATCGTCCAGATGAGGGATCACCAGGCAATGGCAGTTGATCGTGTTTTCCGCAGATCCCGATGGATCGCGCGGATATTGCAACTCTTCGCCTTCCACCAGAAACGGCTCGCCGGGCTGCCGGTCCTGATTGTTGGCCAGGATGTGCCCGATGCGTGGCACAAGCGCCACCGGGATGTGCTTCCAGCGCTTCATCAGCCCCGGATGGTGCGGGGCGAGTCCATTGATTCGCGCCACGCTGGCCAGCGATTGCACCCGCATAATCTCGTTGGTGGCGATGCTCATGGCCCGCTCGCCCACCTGGCTGAACAAGCCCGAGAATTTTCCGTCTTCCAGCGTGCTTCCGATCTGCTCGACGAGCTGCTGGAGATTCAAGCCGCCCAGAAACGCACGCTGAATCGCCGCGTTGATCTTGGCGCTCATATCGCGCGTCAGGCCGCTGATCAGGTCCGCGGTGTAGCCCTGCACCACCTGAAGCATCGCCCGGTCCACCACCGGCTGCACCATCAGCGTTCCAGTGCCGGCCGCGACCGTGGCGTCAATCTGCACGGCCGTCTGCTCGTAGGTCTTTGCTTCCAGCTCGCTGACCTGGCTGCTGGCCTGGCTGGCGAACTCGGCCATCACGCGGTCGATCTGCGCTTTCAGTGCCTGCAACCGCGCCGCGTTGTAGCTCGATGGCTGGCTCCGCGCCACGTCGGCGAGGATCTCGCGGTTGGCCTCATCCAGCAGCTTCAGAATGCGCCAGCGCGCTTCAGGCGTCAGAGCCTCCGCCTGCCTGGTGAGCAGGTCGAGCTGCTGTGCATATGCCTGTGCGCGCGAGTCTGCCATCAGTTGACGAGGCTCCTTTGCTCTGCCGCATCCAGCAGATCGTTGTCTGGGCCGTTGCCCGCTTCGTCGGCCGCATTCGGAGCCGGCGTCTTCAGCGCCTTCATTGCCGCGCCCAGCGCCGACTGTGGGAAGAACTGGTCTTGCTGTTTTGCCGCCTTGTCCTGCTTTTCCTGCTGGGCGGACTCGTACTCTTCCTGAGAGTCGTCGATGTCCACGCCAATCTCCGAGAGCAGCGTATGGAAAGCCCGCGCGGCTGTCTGCCCGGTCACCCAGCCCTCTTGCTGGCCCACTTGTAATGCCCCGGCGCCGCCCTGGAGCGTCTGCGCGCCCTTTTCAAGATCCCGCGTCGCGATCTCCGGGAACTCGATCTGATAGCTCAAATCGATGCCCTGGGGCAGCACGCCCGCGTCCTGCGCTGACTCAAGGACGAAGTCGAGTACCCGCGTCAGGCAGCGCGCCAGATGATTCTGCCGGTCTTGAATCTTGCGCTGGACCGGCGCGTTCATCTCCACGGCCGTGGCGCGATTGGCGTCCACGCCGTCGCCGAAGAAGGTTGGCGGCAAGCCCGCGCCGCCCAGCCCGTACTTCTTCACCATCTCCGCGCCGGCCGCCATGTCCTGGCCTTTGAAATCCGGCGTCTGCGCCTCAATCTTCACCTGCTCGTTGGTCACCATCACGCCGCCCTGGCGCGGCGGGTCCTTGGTGAGCTTGTTCTTGTATTCATCCACCTTTTTGGGGTCCGCTCCGGTCAGCGTGTAGTGCCACACAAAGCTGTTGAGGAAGCGCACCTTGTCGCCGAAATCGAAGATCATCTGATCAAAGAGATCAATCCAATCGGCCAGGGCGAACAGCTCGCTAAAACCACGGCTCGCGGATTTAGCTTTGTTCAGCGTGAAGTAAAAGCACTCGCCCGCCAGCCTGCCGTAGTTCTCCTGCTGCGGATCTTCGATGCGCTGTACCAGCAGCATCGGTTTTTGCAGCACTTCGCCGACTTCGCGCCTCAGCCGCACGGCGTAGGGCACGTTGATCGAAGCGGTACCGTCCGCGGTGGCCATCTCGGCAAACTGGATGGTGTCGATGTTCATGGGGTCGATGTAGCCGATGCGCACCTTGCCGGATACGGGATTCTTGGCCACCGGGAGGCATAGCTCGCCGAAGGTGGTCAGCTCGTCACACCACATGGAGCAGTTCTCGTCCATGCTGTTGACCTCGTCATCCCAGAAAGCGTTGATCGCATCCTGAGCGCGCGGGTCTTTGGCTGTAACGCGAATCCCCTTGCCGACCGTGTAGTTGGTGATGATCTCCACGATCCGCTTGCCGAAGGGAGTGGTCACCCGCAGGAAGTAGCAAACCTGCAGCATCCGGTCGTGCATCAGCGGGTTCAGATCGCGCAGCGTGGCCAGCGAGGTGATGCGACGGAAGCCAGGATCTTCGCCGTCCCCCGTGGTCAGCGTGAAGAGCTGCGGGGCTACAGCCTCGGCCGCCAGCTTGGCGTCCGCCGCGGCCCGCGCCGCGTCCCAGCGCTTCGCCTCGTCAAGATTGAGCAGCGTTAAGCCACTGCGCTCGGCTGTTGACCGGCGTTGCAGAAAGTTTTTGATCCGTCCTGGAATCAAGCCCATCTCGATCTCCTGTCGCGCCGCACAAAGTCATCGCCGCCGCGGCTTACGCCGGTCAACACATCTCCGTGGCCAAAGCCCTGCTCGCGTCCGCCCACCAAGGCATTGCTCGACGCAATCGCCGCCTGAAAGTTGTAGCGACGGGCCAGTTCCACCGCGCCTTCCAGCGCATCGGCCAGATCGTCCTTGATCTTGCCCAGAAAAAGCAGTTGTGAAATCAGCGTCTTCTGCGTTCCATCGAGGCAGAAGCGAATCGTACCGTTCTCCACCAGCGGACTCATGGTGGAGATGCGCAGAAACTTGTCCGTCAGGTGAGGAACGCCCACCACATTCAAATACCGGCCGCTTTCCCGCGAGGCATCCTCGATGGCTTGTTTGAGCGCAGCCTGATAGGCCTGGTCTTCGATACCGATCACCATCGGCATCTCTTCGTCTGCGCGGCGCAGAATGAACTCCACCTGCTTAGTGAAGGGCATCCGGTCTTGCTCGGCCCGCGTCACGTAGATGAAACCCTTGTCGTCTACATCGATGGTCACCGAGGCAAAGAAGTCAGCGGTGGATCTCTGGCTGATGGCCGGATCGTTGTAGCTGATCTTGACCGTGGGCTTGCCCACCAGCTCCTCGCGGCGATAAGCGTGGCGCGTCACCCACTCTTCCCTGAAAATCTGTGTCGATTCGCTGATGGGCAGGTTGCGGAACTCCTGATTGAACATTACCGAGCCAATCACTTCTTCCTTCTCGTGCAGGCTCTTGATGTCCCACTTCGCCGGCCACAGCACAGTCTCCGGACGCCACTCTTGATCGACCGCCTCATAGCGGCGCTTGATGAACTTTTTGTGCTTCTCCGGATCGAGCAGCTTAGCCAGCAGCCCGTCATAGTGCAGGATGGTGCCGATCACGAAGACCTGGCAGCCTTTGCCCAGGTTGAGCACGGTGCCCATGAACCAGCGTTCCAGCTTGGCGCGCGAGTCGGCGTTGTCAACGTCTTCTTCGTTCTCCACGTCGTCGAGAATCACCAGGTCCGGCCGGTAAAGTCGGAAGCGCAGCCCGCGCAGGCTTTGCCCGGCGCCGCGCGCGGCCAGGGTGATGCCGGTGGTGGTGCGGCAGTCGTTCACATCCCACTTCTTGTCGCCCACCAGATTCCCGAAGTCGGCGCTCAGCGCCGCGTTTGACTCCAACTCCTCTTTCACGGCCGTCAGTTGGAGCGCCGCCTGGGGCTGTGTGTCGCCGATCAGCACGATGAAGCGCCGCAACTTGAAGCAGACGCAATACAAAACGAAGATGACAGACACGCACGTTGACTTGGCGTGCTCTCTCGGGGCGGCGATCGCGGCGTACTGCTCGGTCAGCAGGATCGTGTAAAGTTCCTTATGAAACTCGGCCGGAGCGATGATCGCGCCCGTCTGCTGATCCACCATGAAGTGCGAAAGGTATTTGACCGCGAATTCAGTAATCGCCAGCGCAAGCTGCCAGGCTTGTTCCAATACCTCGCCGGCGTCCTTCCGCTTGGCCCGCAACTCTCCCGGAACCACGCCGAAGACGGCGCGGAGCCGGGCAGCCGCGTCATCACGCTGCTGTCGCTTCGATTTGTTTAGCGAAGGCCTCAGCGCCATGCGTAAACTCCTGGATCAAGTCTTCTTTTATCGGGTCGATAACGGCGCGCACTTGTTCGCGCGTGCGCAGCTTCTTGAGCAAATCCTGCGAGGCTAGCAGGTAAATCTCGCGCGGGTCGCCGGCCTCGGCCGCCAGCTTGGCCCGCTCGGCGTCGATCTTGGCCAGTTCCGCATCCACGCGCTTGGCTTGCAGCTCCACGCGCTGCAACCGCGCCAGGGTCAGCGAGAGCGCATTCAAGCCCTTGAGAAATACATCCTGGTCACCTGGGCCTACCTTCTGCATCAAGGTGAAGACCTGGTCGCGCATGGCGTTCATCACCGCCGCGTTCGTTCCCGGCAGATCGTTGCCGGCAAAAGCCGCCGCCCACTCCCGCGCCTTGGCGCTCTCGGCCAGCACTTGCCGGCGCACCTGCGAGACGCGCAGGTCGAACCATCGCTGCAGCGAAGACTTAGCCAGGCACAGGCCGGGGAAGAGATCCAGAACGT